ATTATAAGATTGACAACCTGGAATGGGCGTACTTAGATGCAGAAACATGGTCAGATATGCTTAAAGAGTTCAAAAAATTCTTTGTAACAGTAAAATTCTGGGATATGGTTGAAAACAACTGGATTACATTAACGATGTATCCGGGTGACAGAACGGCAGATGTGTTTAAATACGATAAAGCCGGTAGACCAGTGGCATACATAAACTGTAAAGTCAACATTATTGATTCGGGGTGGTAGAAATGTTTCAGACTTCTAAAGAATATAAAGAATCGATGAAGCGTCCAATCCGTAACGAATCGTATATGAAGATACAGCTTGGACTCATAAATCAAGAAGCGCAACAATCAGCAGAACTGGAAAATACGGATTACACTACTTTTTCTGATCCAAAATCGCTTTTTCGGCAACATACAGTTAAGAGATATGCAACCTACGAACAGGATATGTTTAAGGCTGATGGATCAATGTACTTTTTGCCAGAGAATGCAGATGAATATTGGATTGACGGATATACGTGCAATGATTTGTTTTCTGGTGAAATGCATATAAAATTTGATTTTGGTTGCGGAAAATCAGATATTAAAGGTCTGACAATCAAATTTGGAGAATGCTATCCTACAAAATTTTCTGTAGTAACTGATAATGGTGCATCTGTTAATTTTAAAAATAATGAGCAGATTTTCAAGACAGATACCGTGTTTGATAATACGGCATACATTGAGCTTATTATTACTGAAATGAGTGTCCCGAACAATAGAGTTAGAATTGATTATATTCAATTTGGTCTTGGTTTGGAATATGACAATGAATGGATTCTTAACGCAAGCAATAAGACAACCATTTCATCTATCAATGATGATTTACCGGAATCAGAGTTTAGTGTAACGCTTCATAATGATAATCAGATATTCAATGTAGATAATCCGGCATCAGAAATCAACTTCTTGGAAAGTGGACAGCGATTAAATGTAACAATTGGATACCAACTTGATAATGGTAGTATTGAATGGCTTCAGATGGGTTCCTTATATGTATATGAATGGAGTGCATCTGATGAAAAAGCCACTATTAGGGCGGTAGATGTCTTGAAATTCATTGACGATGACTATTACAAAGGACAGTATTATGAAAATGGCATTACACTTTATGATTTAGCCGTTCTTGTACTTACGGATGCTGGTGTTGGAAATGATGATTATTATTTGGATACTTACTTGAAAAAAGTTATTATCCATAATCCGCTTCCAAAAGTAAAGCATAAAGAAGCACTACAGATCATAGCAAATGCCGGAAGATGTGTACTTGACTATGACCGTTACGGAAGAATCCGTATTCATTCATTATTTCAACCGAGTATGGAAACAACATCAAATGGAACTACGTATTATTCCGATATAAAAAATGTTGATATCCAGACTCAAAAATCAGATTTTGCAACCTATGAAAAAAATAGATGGTTGGCGGATGGAAAGATGCTATTTCTGCCAAAGGAAGATGTCCAGAATACCGGATATGTAAGTTCTGCTATCAGTGATGAAAACGGTCTGTTTACAAAAAATCCAGTCATTACAAGAACGCTTGAAGCAAAATACAAGGCATATGGTATTTACATTGCATTTGGCAACAAACTTCCAAAGAAATTTATTATACGGACATATGCAGATAATGTATTGAGCGATACACTGACAATTCAATCTGGAATCGCAAATGATTTTGAAATCCAATACGATTTTCCAGAATACGACAAGATGGAAATCGAATTTGTAGAGACTGAGCCGAACAGCAGAATCCATGTGGATTATATTTCAATCGGTTCAGAAACGTCTTATCGGATTGAGTACGACGATTTATATTCTACACCTGTTGGGACACAGCTTGATAGAATCAAGAACGTGAAAGTTGCTAGATATCTTTATTCAAAATCAAGTATTGAAGATGAACTTGCAACGGAAACGCTCACGTATGACGGTGAAAATGCTATTTATTATATGTCTGATGCTTGCTACGGATATACAGTGAGTATCGAAGATGGAAAGAGCGGGCAATCGGCAAATGTTGTATCTTCCGGAGCATATTATGTTGAAATTGCTGTGTCTGGTGTTGCAATTGGTGAGACGGTAAATATAACTGTAAAAGGATATAAGTATAATGTATCTACGGCATATACTGTTCAGACGGTAAACAATCGTGGTACGGATAAAGAATGGCAGAATCCTATTATTTCTGATGTAGAACATAGTAAGCAAGTTGCTACATGGCTTGCTGATTACTTTTCGTCTGGAATTGAATATGAACTGGACTACCGTGGAGAACCGGCAATTGATTGTGGTGATACGATTGGACAGGAAAACAAATATGATTCAAACTTGAAAGCAGTCGTGGAAGAAGCTCAAATTACATTTGATTCTGGATTGCTTGGCGGTGGACTTGTGACTAGGAGGAAAGGCAGTGTGGATCGAACCAAAAACTGATTGGGCTATCACAGATAGCTTCAATTTTGAGGATTACAACCGAATTAAAAACAACATTGCTTATCTTCGCGAAAGGGCATTGTCGTTTTATTCTACAGTACCATTTGAAGATATGGGTTCTGATAAAATTGGATATAATGAATTCCCGTATGCAGAAGAATTTAATCGGCTAGAAGACAATTTAGAGTTATTAAGAAATAGCACATTTATATTTAATAATGAAGAAAAAAAGACTTGGTATGCAAATGAGAAAACGCCTGATTTTGAAGACTTCAATCGGATTGAGCGTATCTGCTTAGATTATTATAATGGATTGCAGAGATATAGACCGCGCAGATTAAGCATAACGTTAGGCATGGCAACAACAGATTTGAAAATATAAAGGTAAGAGGTGAAGAAAATGGCATATACACCATTAAGAACGGATTTCAAAGATGATATTTTGGATTCATCGAATTACAAGAGAAAATACAAGCAAGTTGCAAACAATGATGGTACATTTTCCTTTCAGGATGAAACCACCTATCAACAAGTTGGTAGTGATTACGGGGCAAAAGAGGTAAATGAAGAGCGTGAAGCAATCAATAATATTTACGAAAATAAACTTGTTGCGCTTGATGATGTTGCGCTTGTTACAGAGGAAGGATTCTTCGTAGATGCACTGGCAGTTAAAGAGTTAAATAGCAATTTATTAAATGTAAAAGCAGATTTGACAAAAGCAAATAATAATATTGCAATCATAAACAGTAATCTGATTTCAATCGTAGAACGTGGAACCAAAAATAACTACAATTACACAAAATATTCCAACGGCGACATGGTTATGTGGAGTAAATATACTTGGAATACCAATCTTGCAACCAGTTGGCATAACTGGTATTTTGCTTCTAGTGCTGCGGTTGGTTTTCCAGTAGCATTCAAGCAAGCGCCTTTAATTATAGTATCTCCGGCAAAGACTAACGAACTGTATGGTCTTGGAGTTACCGAAGTGACTACAACCGGGTACAAGCTTACAGCATACAGTCCAAAGCAAGGAATGTGTTATGTACAAGCTGATATGCTTATAATCGGTAAATGGAAGTAATGCATTCAGTTCTTTTTGTATAAAACGAATGCATTTAACAATGCGTTACATGCACCAGTTCCAAAATTATGTCCTTTTGTGTAAATCAAATTACTTCCACTATTGTAATAGCATGAGGAAACATTAATCCATACATCCCAATTCCAACCAAATCGTAACCAATAATGCCGACTGGAGTATAACCACTCACTGTTGGCGCTTTAATGTAACATTCAAAATCCTTTCCTGCGCCAACGTTTATATTACTCTTTACCGTTACTTGCTTTACAGACAATAAACTTTTTAAATTATTGTTCATTGTTGTCTCTGCATTTTTTAATTTGCTATTTAGTTCAGAATCCCTCTAAAAAGAAGAAAGGAATAACGATGAATATACTTTTTTTAGACCAGAAAGAACCAGTTGAAGGAAAAGTAGTCAAACAGGATGATTCACATATTCTAATTGAGGGGGTAGAGAAAAACACTTCTGGGTTTCGACTACTTACAGAGAAAGGATATGTTTTTGGTAAGTATGAAGAGTTTACTACACTTTATAAAGAAGAAGAAAGTGGATTTATTCTGTCTAGTGACGGAAGTGTATATGTAGAACCGGAACCAATGCCAGAACCGGAACCAGAACCGGAGCCGACACCAGAACCGGAACCAGAACCATATGAGCCAACTTTAGAGGACTCGCAAGAGGCTAAAGTAGCTGAAATGAACATGGCACAACAGGGGATTATTGCTACAGGTGTGGATGTCGTTCTTACGGATGGAACTACAGAACATTTCACTTTGGAAGATCATGACCAGACAAGTCTTGTTGGATTACAGAGCCAGGTTGCAGCTGGAGAAGAAAATATTCCGTGGCACACATCGAATGAAGCGGAACACTGCAAATTCTACAGCAATAAAGATATGAAAAAAATTACAGCAACCGCAATGGCTTACGTGACATGGCACGTAACATATTTCCGTGACCTGCGCATTTACATCCGTTCGCTGGAAAGCAAGGAAGATGTAGAAAAAGTCACTTACGGAATGGATATTCCAGAAGCATACCAGTCAGAGCCATTGAAAGCAATGATGGCTCAGAAATCATGAAGAAATTAAGACCGCTGATTCTGTTTGTGATTGGCGGTCTGATTTATGTGTTTATAGAGCTTACCGCAAGAGGACGTAGCCACTGGACAATGTTTGTTGTCGGTGGATTAGCGTTTTCCCTGATTGGATGCATAAACGAGAAATACCGAAAGATGCCACTGGTTAAACAGATGGCTATAGGAGCGATTGTAATTACTGGATTGGAATTTATATGCGGATGCATTGTGAACATATGGCTAGGTTGGAATGTATGGGACTACAGCAATATGCCACTAAATCTATTTGGCCAGATATGTTTGCCGTTTACAGCGCTATGGTTCTTTCTATCTGCTGTAGCCGTGATATTAGACGATTGGATAAGACATATATTGTGGAAAGAAAAAATTCCGCATTATAAATTATTCTAAATTCAATCTCGAAAAACATCGAAAATCTCTACACCATTACATCATCTGATACAATCAAAATAAAAATATCAGAGAGGTAATGAAATGGAGAAATGTGAATTTTGTAGCAGAAAGGTACTCTTTGGCAAAAAGGATATGAGCAATCTGTTGGGCGCACGTCCGGTGGTACTTGCTAAAGGAGATCCGGTAAAACGGTTAGAGTTATGGTTGTTTGGCGGCGAAGTGGACGAACAAAGTGTACTGCATATTGGGGTATCTGATTACGGCGGTGAAGAAAACATGATGGAAATGAATATACCGATTAACTACTGTCCGAGATGTGGCAAGAAATTATAACAGAATAACAGACAAAAGGCAGACTCTTCGGAGCTGTCTTTTTTGTTGCCATTTTTAATGTGAGTACGCCGTAAAAAGCGTGATTCCGTACAATGTAAGAAAGCAGAGGATAATAACATGGAAATTAGAGCAAAGCCGTGAAAGTATTTTTTAAGAGAAAATATGAAAGCTTGGAGAGAAGAACATGGAATATGTGGGAAGAGAAGAACATACCGAATTTGCCAGACGGATACAGGAAGAGGAACATCGGCAAAACAGACGGATTGAGCTGCTGGAAGAATCCGTAAAGCAAAATACGGCGCTTACATTGTCAGTGGAAAAACTCGCTAATAATATGGAAAACATGGCGAATGAGCAGATGAGACAAGGGAAACGCCTTGAAGCCTTAGAGGGAAGAGACGGAGATATGTGGAGAACGGTTGTCAAATATGTGCTGACAACAATCCTTGGACTCGTCATCGGAGTTGTGGCAATGCAAATTGGACTTAAATAAAAGGAGAGTGAAACTATGGAACAGATTTTAAACTATGTAAAACCAGAACTGGTCGTTGTTGCGATTGTACTGTATTTTGTCGGGGTAGGTCTGAAAAACACGGAAACAGTGGCAGACAAGTATATCCCGGCAATCCTCGGAATGCTCGGTATTGTGATTTGCGGTATCTACGTGGTAGCGACTTGCGACCTTAAAGGTACACAAAATATTGCAATGGCTATTTTTACGGCAATTGTACAAGGAATTTTAGTGGCTGGACTTAGTAATTATGTGAACCAGTTGATTAAGCAGATGAATAAGGACGAATAGATACATACAGACGGAGCTATTTGTTGACCGCCAAAAGTTAGCGGTAGAAAGGAAATGTTATGGCATTAAACGGAATTGATATTGCGAGTTATCAGACAGGAATTGACCTCAATGTAGTACCGTGCGATTTTGTGATCGTAAAGGCAACAGAGGGAACAGGCTACGTGAACCCGGATTTCACAAGAGCTTACGCACAGGCTAAGAACGCCGGAAAGTGTCTTGGAATCTACCATTATGCGACTGGTGGAGATTACCAGAAAGAAGCAGATTACTTCCTTGATAGGATTGGAAAACGTGTAGGTGAAGCAATCCTATGCCTTGACTGGGAGGGAACAGGCAACCCGGCGTTCGGTAGCTCTGACTTTGCATGGTGTAAATCGTGGCTTGACTATGTATATCAGAAAACAGGCGTGCGTCCGCTCCTGTACTGTTCGCAGTCTGTAGCCTATAGATTTTCTAATATTGGCAATTACGGACTCTGGATTGCACAGTACGCAGACATGAACTCCACAGGCTATCAGGATAAGCCGTGGAATGAGGGAGCTTATACTTGTGTTATCCGTCAGTACAGCTCATGCGGCAGATTGAATGGATGGGGCGGTAATCTCGACCTGGATAAATTCTATGGCGATAAGGACGCATGGAACAAATACGCCGGAAAAGGAAACACAACCAAACCTGCAGAAACACCGAAACCGACAGTGAATACTCCGAGCGGATCCACGCTCGATCTGGTTGTTGGAGTCATGCAAGGAAAATACGGGGCTGGCGACAACCGCAAGAACGCACTTGGAACACGGTATAACGAAGTACAGAGCTTCATCGACTATATCTATTCTGCATCCGTAGATACACTAGTGAGCGAAGTGAAAGCTGGTAAATATGGTAACGGTGACACAAGAAAGGTTGTTCTCGGTAGTCGTTACGCAGAAGTCCAGAACAAGATCAACGCTGCATCTGCCAGAAAGTCAAATGAGCAGATCGCACAGGAAGTTCTTGCCGGTAAATGGGGCAACGGAAACGACAGAAAGAATCGTCTTTCAGCTGCCGGATATGACTACAATACAATTCAGAATATTGTGAATGGTAAATCCGGTGCTTCATCCGCACAGTATTACACTGTCCAGTCTGGAGATACACTTTCCGGTATTGCAGCTAAATACGGCACGTCCTACCAGAAGGTTGCGCAGCTGAATGGATTGTCTAATCCGAATATGATCTATGCCGGACAGCGGTTAAGAGTAAAATAATTTTAACTTTCCCCAGTAGAAATACTGGGGATTTTTGTTTATAGAGATGTTTTCATTGAAAAACGTGTTATACTAAAGTATAATATGAGAGCATTACTACCAATGAAAGGAAAAATGAAAATGTCTGGATATAAAAATAAAGAGGAAATAGAAAAAATATTAGAAAGTGTCGATATAACCGGCGAAACTCCTATTGAGGAACCAGAAAGGCAGTATTATTTTATTAAGAAAGCACGCAAATATGTAAAGGAAATGTCTGAAAAGATAGGACGCACTTTAACCGCGACTACCGTAACCTTTGGGTGTCAGATGAACGCTCGTGACTCCGAAAAGCTGGTCGGTGTTCTGGAACTGATCGGATACAAGGAAGAGCCGGATGAAGAGAAAGCAGACTTCGTTATCTACAACACCTGTACTGTCCGTGAAAATGCGAATCTGCGTGTTTACGGACGTCTGGGACAGCTTGGTGCAAAGAAGAAAAAGAATCCGCATATGTTCATCGGACTCTGTGGATGTATGATGCAGGAACCGACTGTTGTAGAGAAGATCAAGAAGAGCTATCGGTTTGTTGACCTGATCTTTGGAACTCACAATATTTATAAATTTGCAGAACTGATCGTGACAAGATTTGAATCTGAGAGAATGGTGATCGATATCTGGAAGGATACCGATAAGATTGTGGAGGATCTTCCGAGCGAACGCAAATTTTCCTTCAAATCCGGTGTTAACATCATGTTCGGATGTAACAATTTCTGCAGCTACTGTATCGTACCGTATGTGCGTGGACGTGAGAGAAGCCGTAATCCAAAAGATATCATTCGCGAGATTGAAGGACTTGTGGCAGATGGTGTGGTAGAAGTTATGCTCCTTGGTCAGAATGTAAACTCTTATGGAAAGAATCTGGAAGAGCCGATGACATTTGCACAGCTTCTTCAGGAGATTGAGAAGATTGAAGGACTGGAGAGAATCCGCTTTATGACTTCCCATCCAAAGGATTTATCAGATGAACTGATTGATGTAATGGCACATTCCAAGAAAATCTGCAAGCATCTGCATCTTCCGGTTCAGTCAGGAAGCAGCAGGATCCTGCAGAAGATGAACCGTCATTACACCAAGGAGCATTATCTTGAGGTGGTAAGAAAGATCCGCGAAGCAGTGCCGGATATTTCCCTTACAACGGATATTATCGTCGGATTCCCTGGGGAGACAGAGGAAGATTTCCAGGATACTCTGGATATTGTAAGACAGGTGCGTTATGACAGTGCCTTTACTTTTATCTATTCCAAGAGAACAGGAACCCCTGCGGCAGCAATGGAAGATCAGGTTCCTGATGACGTGGTAAAAGACCGTTTTGATCGCCTTTTAAAAGAGGTGCAGCAGATTTCGGCGGAAGTATGCTCTGTACATCAGGGAACCACACAGGATGTGCTGGTAGAAAGTGTCAACGATCATGATCTGTCATTGGTGACAGGACGAATGAGCAACAACCTCCTGGTACATTTCCCGGGAGATGAAAGCATGATCGGTAAGATCGTGACAGTTTACTTAAAAGAGGCAAAAGGCTTCTATTATATGGGAGAACTCTGTAAATAAATCCAATGATTTGTGATAAAATCCAAAAGAAACGCTCATGCTATGTAAGAGATTTGCATAGTGAGGGCGTTTTTTATGGTGAAAAGAGTGAGTAAAAGGGTAAGTGAGATAGTCTTTCTGATAGCAGCAGGGGGAAGCACCTATTATCTGATCGAGATCTGGTTTCGTGGATTTTCTCATTGGACCATGTTTGTGCTTGGGGGAGTTGCATTGACATTTTGCAGTTTTCAGGGCGAGGTAATGCACTGGTCTGAGCCGATGTGGATTCAGATTATCCGGGCAGTGCTTTTCCTGACATCCTTGGAATTTATGACGGGGATTATCTGTAATAAATGGCTGAAGATCGGGATCTGGGATTACCGGGATCAGCCGTTCCAGCTGTGTGGCCAGATCTGCCTGCCGTTTATGGTGATGTTTTCAGGACTTTTATGCCTTGCGATCGTCCTTGGAGGAGTGGTGCTCTGGGGCGTATATGGGGAGGAAAAGCCGGAGTTTCATGTGTTGTAAAATGGACTTAAGCATTTTTTATATGTGAAAAATGACGAAATTAAGATGAAAAGAGTCGTGGGAAACCAAATTCTTTTCATCTTTTTTTGTGGATGGTTACAAAAATGAGCATAAATGCATTTTGTTAAATGTAAAATGTTGACAATTTTCGAAGAATTCAGTAAGATACAAGAAAGGTTCAAGATAAAAAACAAGTGAATATAATCATGGAAAAAGGAGGGCAGCAGGAAAAATCGGGGAAAATATAAACTGTTTTTTATTGAATGAGAAGTATATGTTATTTGGAGGAAAACTAAAAATGAATCAATATGATGAAGCCTTAAAAAAGGAGACCGCGTTTTTGGGTCAGCCTAGGGGGGGTGGGGACTCTCAGCTTTGTACAGCTTTGTTCGTCTTTTTCAAACTACGCAATGAATGCCGTAATGATCTATTACCTGTATGCAAATGCACCTGCAGGTCTTGGATTCGATAAAGCGGATGCAGCACAGTTGATTTCTTTATATGCAACTGTAGTCGGAATGACAACCATCATCGGAAGCTATGTCTGCGACCGTATTCTTGGATGTCGTAGGTCACTGCTTGTAGCCAGAGTTACCGGATTTATTGGTTATACCTTGCTTGCATTTCCACTTGGGGTAGTAGGATATGCAGCTGCTATGGGATGTATGGTATTCGGTTCACTCTTCGCAGGAAGATGTATCGAAACTCTGATCGGTAAATTCTACGATGAGAACGATGGAAGACGTGACAGTGCTTTCACAATTTCTTACGTAATTTCCAATATCGGTGCAGCAGCTCCGGCCCTTGCAGGTGTAATCGCAGCGAAATGCGGATACCACGCAGCATTCGCATTATCAGCAGTTCTCTCATTCTTAGGTACTGTTGCTTATATTGCTACTTACAAAAAATTCTTCGGAAATATCGGTCTGGAACCGGATGATCCGCTTCCGGCAGATAAGAAACGTTCTTTTGTTGTAAAAATGCTTATTGTTGTTGCTATCGTAGGAACAGTTTTAGCAGTTTCATTTGCAACAGGAAAGCTGAAAATATCTTTCTTTGCAAACGTAGTAAGTACTATTTCCATCTTTATCCCGCTTGCTTATCTTGTCTTCATCTATTCCAGCAAGAAGACAGAAAAGCACGAGAAAAAGAAAGTACTTTGTCTGCTTCCACCATTTATCTGTAACGCCGTTACACTTTTGATCTGGACACAGACAATTTCAATCCTTGCTATCTTCTATGAAGAAAAAGTAAACCGTGTGATCTTCGGAGTAGAAATTCCGGCAGCTTCATTCCAGACAATCCCGGCAATCTTTGCGGTTTGCTTCGGTAGTTTTCTTACCATGCTTTGGACAAAACTTGGCAAGAAACAGCCATTCGGAACAACGAAGATGGGATTCGGAACGATTTTGTGGGGACTTGGAGCAATGATCATTGCACTCCTTTATATCATCTACCCAGGCGATGCAAAAGTAAATGCATGGTGGATCGTATTGTTCTATGCAGTACTGATGTTTGCTGAAGGATTTACATGCCCGATCGGTTACTCCATTACAGCAGTAGCAGCACCAAAAGCCTTTGTAACACAGATGATGACTGTATGGTCAATGTCTCAGTCAGTAGGAGCTGCTCTTAACATGATCCTCGTTAACTTCTATAAAGAAGGAAGCGAAGTGCCGTTCTTCATCGGAATCGGTGCAGTTGTAGCTATCCTTGGTGCAGTCGTACTCGCTTTCAGCAAGAAACTTGCAGAAGGAATGGGAATGGAAAGAGAAGCGTAGGAAGTTTCTCGAGAATAAATCAAATAAATGTCCTCTTAAAGAAGAAGTAATAAAAAGTATCAAAAAAATCCTTGTCAGGCAGAGATGTCCGGCAAGGACTTTTTGATTCTATACCATTTTGCAATATTTTGTAATAAAGGAGGAAAGTGAGGTGGACAGATTTAAAAGAATGCTGCGATTATTACAATATAAACTATAAATCCCTATGTACTTATATGCAGAAAAATAAAATATCAAAAGAGGAGGCGTTCAGCCATTATTATCAGTATTATAAATATAATCGTTTTACATATAACCATGTGACTTATGACAGTTTCGCCGCATGCTGCATGGCATATGAGATTAAACCGATCTGCGTCCGGCGATATGCAAAAAGAAAGCATTTTCTGCTGCGGCATGCGCTTTCCAGCTATTTGAATTATCATAATAAAAGAAAAATATATTTCTGCGGACAGGAATATATTACATTTACATCATGTTGCAGAGCATTTGGATGCAATGCATCTTATGTGTCGGCATACGCAAAACGGCACGGAATATCCAGAGAAGAAGCTTTGAAATTTTATATCAATCGGTGTCATTAAAAGCGGTGCGCAATAGAGCATGGCGAAAGAATTGTTCGGCACAAGAAGCATTCCGGCATTGTTTGAAAAGGAAGAAGAATCTGGAAATGGACGCGTTATTTGTACAATATTTACGTTAATTGCAGAATGTATAGTTGGTTTTCCTGGATTTACAGTAAATTTGGTAATTCAAGGATTAGTACAAATAACATTGGAAAATTTATTTTTGTATCTAGCGGTATTACCAATTATTGTTATAACAAGCAGACTATCAGGCGGCTTTATGATAGGTGTCATTGTTGCTTTTGTGTATGGATATGGAGGTATGTTTGCAGCAGGAAATATGACATTGGCTAATATATATCCTATTACTGCAAGTCTGGGATTAATTGGGTATAGAAGTTATGATACATCCGTACAATGGAGTTTTCCATTGTGTTTATGTAGCTTGATAATTATTGTTGCTATTTCTGTAATTTTAGTCGCAACAATGAAAGAAAAGGAGAACAAAAAAACTCGTACAAAAACAAAAAAAGTCAAACCAAAGAAAGGGTGGTTATAAGTGAAAAAAAGTTGTTTCTTTATTCTAATGTTTTGCTTGTTATTGTCTGGGTGTTCAAAAGAGGAGGTGTTGGAAAAATATAATGCAGTAGTCGAAAAGGTGGGAGAAGTACAATTAACCAATGATATAAACCTGCAAGGGAAAAGAGATTATGGGGAAGATTATTATACGGGGACATATCAAGCAGAGTACAAAAAATTTTCTGATACAGAATATCTTTTTGGAGGAACAACAATAGAAAGAGCGGCAGGGAAGCAGGTTGAATTGTTTTGTAACCTAGAAATAACAAAAGGAGAAGCTGAAATATTCATTATTTCTGGTAGCAATGAACCTAAAACTTTAATAAAAACAACAGGTACTTATGAAAATACAATAACATTACCAGATGGCAGTAATTATATCGGGATTGTAGGTAATGATTTTTCAGGAACAGTAAAAATAGAAGTGAAATAAAGATAGAAAATGCTAAAAATGGGTAAATTTGGAAGATACCGGTTGGGTTGCATTTTACTGTGGTAAAAAGTATATGAAGAGTGGAATGGCGGTTGTTTAATACTGCCATTCTTTTTTTTGAAAATGCCTCTATGGGAATTATTACACAGCGAATCGAAAAAATTACATGTAGATGGGATAGTACATTAAATATGGTAAAATATAATCATAATATGAGATTGGAGGTATATTCTATGAAGAAACTATTTAAAGTATTCAGCCTAATGCTGGTGGTGATAATGGCTTTTCCATTCTCTGTTATGGCAAGCGAAAATGACCAGCAAAGAAGTGATTTGATTGGTGCAGAAGAAGAGGATTTTGAAAAATTGATTGCAGAAATCCAGAACATTAAGGCTACTCACCCAGATTACTCAGAAGAAATGCTCATGTCTTTTTTGGAAGCCAATCATCAAGATGTGGAAAGAGGGATTATAGATATTTGGAATGCGCTTACAGATTCAGAAAAGAAACTATGTATTCGTTATCCTTTTGATGCCCTAAAGGTAAATAAAGCAAAAAATATTGCTACTTCGCAGACAGAGGCAAAATTTGGGACAAATGGTTTAGGAAACAGAAGTGATGCTTTTCGTCATGGAATTTGGAATGCTGAAATGACTGTTTTAATAGGAAAAGAAAGGGCAGAGTTATTTGCAACTGCTCATGAAGACAAAGATGTTACAGGAACAGAATCAGATGGATATCCAAAAACAGCACATAGAGATATGGACTTACATAACAATGAAGTGGGAAGAGAAATAGGAGAAAAAAATAAAGAAGCTTCTGAAAGTGAAATGGCGGATATTATTTATCAGGAAATATATTCCGCAACAACATCATTTATATGGCTACATGAATAAGATTTGAGCAGTGCGATTGCACTGCTCGTCTTCGTATTTTGCATATTTTGCGTAATTGATTACTTCTATTATTTGTATCGCTATGAATGAAATAGGGTAGCATGATAGTACAACATGATTAAGAGGTAGGCAATTATGGAAAGTCGTATTAAACAATTACGTGAGAAAAGAGGGTTAATACAGGAAATCCTTGCAGTAGAATTAGGGATAACACAGCAAATGTTGAGTAAGTACGAAAGAGATGTTACGTTAATAAAAGTAGATATTCTGAAAAAGATTGCTGCTTACTTCAATGTAACAACAGATTATTTGCTGGGAGTTTCAGATGTAAAAAGAGATTTGAATGGGCAGATGAAAATGAATGAAGTACTAGACGAATATTACGATTTAGTGGAAGTGTATAAAGAGTTAGATCCATGTGATCAGGAGATGATTTGGTCAATTATACAAATAGTAAAAAAAACGAGTGAGAAGAAAAAATCAGCAAACATGCAGAAGAGAGTGGAGTGAATGTTAAATATAGCAATTTGTGATGATGATATTCAAATAACTGGAAAAATCGAAAGACTTCTCCAGGATATAGCTAAAAGAAATTTTGTTGATACTGAAATAGAAGTATTCTGGAATGGAAAGAGTTTAGCAGATGCTATCGCAGCAGGTGAGAGGTATGATGTTATTTATCTGGATATAGAAATGGATAAAGAAGATGGTATTTCGGCAGCTAGAAGAATTAGAACATACGATAAAAATGTGCGAATTATTTATGTTACGAGCCATGAAAGTTATATGAGGGAATCCTTTGAGGTAAGACCGTTTCAGTTTCTTGTAAAACCTGTAACAGATAAAATAATGGAAAAGTGCTTTAAGTCGGTATATGAAGACATTAATAGTGAAGATTTTTATTTTCGCTATAGTTATCAACGTATGAATCATAAAGTACCAATCAAGGATATTTTATATTTTGAAAGCAACAAACGAAAAATATTTATTGTAACGGAACAAGAAATCCTTGAACTGTACGGAAAACTTAATGAGATTGAAGAAACCCTTAAAACATGTAAAATTTCTTTTTTGCGAGTTCATCAGTCTTTTCTGGTGAATTATAAACATATATCCGGACAATCTTATGATTCTGTAGTAATGGATAATGGACAAAAAATTTCAATCAGTGAAGACCGGAGAAAGATAATTAGTGAACAATATTGTTCTATGGAGGATACGTTTTATGTGGACGAATAGGGTATTAATGTGTGGGATAGATATATTGCTTTGCCTTTGGGCAGTATATTTATTCTTTTTTTATTTCGATATATTTTTTGCTCGTAAGAGAAAAAGGTATTTGTCGGTGATCGGTATAACGCTGTTCGTGATTTGGCAATTTGGAATAACAACGATTATTAGTTTTCCTGCCTACATCAATATTGCTGTGACGATTATGTTTACGTTTTTGGCAGTTATGATGACTTATGAAGGTAGATGGTGGAACAAAGGTGTATTTGTAATTACCTTTAATGCGATTTGGATGTTGATGGAAACCCTGTGCAACTATATTTTGATAACATACTGCCCTCAATATGCTGCAGTTCGCCAAGTAGGCTCTTTTGTTTCAAAAATATTTTTTAATGCAGTAATTCTTGCATTAAAGAAAGTGTTCACAGATGATGATATTAAGGAATTGCCGGTCAGATACAGTATTTTACTTGTGTTG